CTTTTGTTCGCACGCCACCGCCTCCACTTGTGGCGGGCGTTGCCCGGTAATTGTGGAAGTAGTATTGCCACCTGTTGCAATGGTAGTTTCAGGTTTATTTCTCCCCAACGGGGTGGAAGAAAGCAAATATTTCGCTTCCTCCTCCGTGAGTTCTCCGATAGTCGGTAGGGGGATAGAGGAGGACTTTTCTTTGTTTTCTTTTTCTTTGCTTTTCTTTTCTTTGTCGATTTTTTCCGGAAGGTTTCCGGAAGTTTCCGGAAAGTTCTGGAAATCTTCCGGAAGTTTCTCGAAAGTAGGTTCTACTGTTGTCGGTGACATTGACACGTCCGGTGCGTTTTGCCCGGTCGGTTCCGCGGCTGTCGCAGTTTCAAACAGGGGCATACTGACGGGTTCCTTTATGGGTTGCTCCGGTTCTACGAGAAGAATATCCAGCGGGATATACATTTTCTTCTTCGCCAGTTTGCAGATGTCTATATATCGGCTCTGAATGGCCCGGGAGGTGAGAATACATTTCATCTTCCACACGACGGGGTCGAACAGGCAGATTTCGGCGCAATAGTCTACGATCTCTTTCACCCGTTCCTCGTTCATGCCCCAATAGTCGGCACAGTCGAAAAGCTGATCTTCCGTCCAGCGGATATACGAACCGTCGACACGGTAAATTTCGTTCAACGCGTATTGATATACGGCATAGCCGTCACACCCGTATTTCTTCTTCAGGCGTTTTATTTTGATGTCCTGAAAGCGGTCTGTTTCCGCTTTGTAATAGGAAAATCCGTTCTTGCTCATATTCTTCTGCTGTAATTAGATGCCAGGTAATTCATGATTTCTTCTTTGCTGTATAGGAAAGTCCCGCCCAGTTTATAGAACGGGATAGCTCGCTCCGCGCGCAGGTTTCTCAATGTCGAGTTGCTGATGTTGAGCAATTTGCATACGTCAGTGGAGCGGATGAATACGGCATCCTCCGGGATGGTGTCGAGGACAACGGGCTGAACAGGTTTGTATTTCGTCCCTTTTGCTTCTCGTTCTTCGGTTGTATTTCCGGGTTCCATGATTCTCATGTTCTTGTTTTCTGTTTTCATAATTCTGTTTTTATTTGGATTCATATTCAGTTATTTAAGTCTTTGAGAGTGATTTGGTCGAGATGGGCCAACTGGAGGCTGTTCAGGGCGTGGATCGTTTTTATAATCCACCCTTTCAGAACGATTCTCCGGTGTCCTTCGATGTTGCCGTAGTGTTGCAGTGCACGGGTGATTGCCAGGTGCATTTCGCGTTTGGAAATACTTCCATGTTCATACGCTATCATACTGTCGATAGCTTTTTGCTCCAGTTGTTCCTGATTGACGATTTTAATTGCTTTCATTCGTTTGCGGCTTTATTATTGGGTGATTTTTGAGATTCTTTCTTTGCGTACATGTCTTTGAGAGCTGCCATGTCTTTCATTACTTTCGTGTCAACCACTCTGGCATATATCTGTGTGGTTGCAATGTTGGCGTGTCCTAACATTTTAGATACGGTTTCCAATGGGATTTCACGTTGTAAAGTGATTGTAGTGGCAAACGTATGGCGTGCAATGTGAACAATCTGCTCGAAAGCAGGTGAACGCAGAGAAGCGAAGTATAATAGATAAAGTGCTTGAAATGAACCGTTTCTCTATATGTTGCCCAATAGCGAAAGTTCAGAATACGGCATATTCAGGCAGCTTTTCAGTTACC